TTGACATAGCATTGAGTATTGTATATACTTGATACTGTGTTAGTTGTCTCCGACAACGATATACAAAACACATTTAGGCTCAAAATAGGCATTTTTTAAAGGAGAAAACAAAATGGCAAGTCTAGCAGAAATCCGTGCCCGTATCGCGGCACAAGAAAACAAAGCACAAAAGGGCGCATCAGGCGCACAATCAGATAACGCAATCTATCCCCACTGGAATATGACCGAAGGTACAATCGCTACCATTCGTCTACTTCCTGATGCAGATACCAATAACACATTCTTTTGGGTAGAGCGTCAAATCATCAAGTTGCCATTCAATGGCGTTAAGGGTGATCCTAATATCAAGCAGACAGTAGTTCAGGTCCCATGCGTAGAAATGTATGGCGACAACTGCCCTGTTCTTGCAGAGGTTCGTCCTTGGTACAAGGATGAAACACTTAAGGAACTTGCAAACAAGTATTGGAAGAAGCGTAGTTATCTCTTCCAGGGCTTTGTTCGTGCAAACCCACTAGGCGATGATAAGACTCCATCGAACCCAATTCGCCGATTCATTATCAGTCCACAAATCTTTACCATCATTAAGAGTTCACTAATGGACCCTGAGATGGAAAACATCCCAACCGACTATATGCATGGTCTTGATTTCAACATTAAGAAGACCAGCAAGGGTGGGTATGCAGATTACTCAACAAGTAACTGGGCACGTAAAGAAAGCCCATTGACTGAAGTTGAGCAGGCTGCAATCGAGGCACATGGTCTCTTTAACCTAGCAGATTTCTTACCAAAGAAGCCTAGCGAAGCAGAACTACGCATTATCAAGGAAATGTTCGAAGCATCAGTAGATGGTCGTCCATATGATCCTGATAAGTGGGGTGCTTACTATCGTCCATATGGACTAGAAGTACCTGAAGGTGCATCACAATCTGCACCTGTAGTACAGTCTGCCCCAGCAGTACAGGCACCAGTCGCTAACACAGCATCAGATGACGAAGCACCATTCGAAACTTCTGATCCTGTAGTTGTTCCAAAGACAACTAACAGCGACAAGGCACAGGACATTCTTGCAATGATTCGTGCCCGCAACAATAAGGCCTAATCTGGCTACGGGGGAGGGAAACCTCCCCCTTTTGGATAAGGAGAAATCATATGACACTACCGGACGAAAGATACCGTGCTTTAAAGCAAGGTAAGAAGTTACTGGAAGAACTTTGCGATCCAGGTAAAACACCTAGGGTCCCAAGCATTATCAGAGACCGTGCCCGCGGCGCACTACGCCACTTTCCTAGCGACTATGAACTAGAACGCATGGCGGACAATTCTCCCGATCTGCTTGATAAAGTTTCATATTCTGATAGAATGAATCAGAGAAAAATCGCACAATAATAGGAGAATACATGGCAAAGCCATTTGATATTAGTAAATTCCGCAAGGATATCACTAAGGCTATCGACGGTCTTAGTATTGGATTTAATGACCCAACAGACTGGGTAAGCACAGGTAATCATGCACTCAATTATCTCATTTCTGGTGATTTTAATAAAGGCGTACCTCTTGGCAAGGTTACTGTCTTTGCCGGAGAGTCAGGATCAGGAAAGTCATATATCTGTTCAGGAAACTTAGTACGTCATGCACAAGATCAGGGCATTTTTGTTGTACTAGTTGACAGTGAAAACGCACTTGACGAAGATTGGTTGAAGGCACTAGGTGTATCAACTGATGAAGATAAGTTGCTTAAGTTGAACATGGCAATGATTGATGACGTTGCTAAGACTATCAGTGAATTCATGAAGGGCTACAAGGCAATGCCAGAAGGCGAACGCCCTAAGGTTCTATTCATCATTGACAGTCTTGGTATGTTACTAACTCCAACTGATGTTAATCAGTTTGAAGCAGGTGACATGAAGGGCGACATGGGTCGTAAGCCTAAAGCATTAACATCATTGGTTCGAAATTGTGTAAATATGTTCGGATCACATAATGTTGGTCTTGTTGCTACTAATCACACATATGCTAGTCAAGATATGTTTGACCCTGATGATAAAATCTCAGGTGGTCAAGGCTTCATCTATGCGTCAAGTATTGTTGTCGCAATGAAGAAGTTGAAACTTAAGGAAGACGAAGAGGGTAACAAGGTCAGCGAAGTACTAGGTATTCGCAGTGCTTGTAAGGTAATGAAAACACGTTACGCAAAGCCCTTCGAAAGTGTGCAAGTTAAGATTCCATATAGCACAGGTATGAATCCATATTCAGGACTACTAGACCTTTTTGAGAAGGCTGGATTATTGAATAAGGAAGGCAACAGTCTAGTTTACACAACTAACGATGGCGAGATTATTAAGAAGTTTCGCAAGGGTTGGGAGCGTAATGATGATGGTTGTCTAGATCGTGTTATGGTAGAATATCAAGCACGTGGAGAAAATAAACTAAGTACTGTGACCGTTGAAGAAGAGGAGCAACCCACAGAATGAGTTTACCATTGATTCATGAAATATGGAAAGTAGTACGTCCTAGCCTTGAAACAGGTGACATAGATGAAGCGGCAGAAATGCTAGTTAATTATCTAGTAGACAATGACTACGAACCATCTGAAATTAAATCAACCTTTAAACGAGACTCTGCCATTCAAGAAGCAGTATCATATTTCATCGAACAGCCTGGTGATGAGTTTGCCAAGTATGACGAAGAGGATGAGGACTACTACGAGGATGAGGAAGAGGACACTGACGATTACTATTAATGCATTGGTATTCACGAATCACCGCTGACTTATCAGTAATCCCAGATTTCATTACTCATTATGAAAATGAGATGATTTCTGCTAAAGCCGATGTGAAGGTTTATGGCAATGTTGAAAAGAACATTGCCAACCTTCCCGGTGTTACTGAATATCGCTTCAATCAATTACAAGAGATTGAAGCGGTACTCAACTATCTAAACATTCAACTACGAAAAATTCGTAGGAAACATTTTCAAAAATACCTAGAAAAATACAATAGACAATTAACTAGCCGTGACGCTGAAAAGTATGTTGATGGCGAAGAAGAGGTTATTGACTTTGAGGTACTAATCAATGAAGTTGCATTGTTGCGCAATAAATGGTTAGGCATCATGAAGGGTATTGATGCAAAGCAGTGGCAATTGGGACACATTGTTAGATTGCGAACTGCTGGTATGGAAGACATTACCATTGGGTAATAAATGTCTTGCATTTAATTTCTAAGTATAGTACTATCATTATAGTTTAACAATAGGGTGTTTGTATGTTTAAAACTCTTCAAGCGACTGTAAATAATTTTGATATGGATGAACTTTTTCCAGCCGATCCTTGGACACGCAAGAAAAATGAACAGGTAAAGATTGAGTTTGATCTGTTGGTACTCAGTGCCGCACTATATCGTTTGCGTAAGGTCGCATCTAAGGACACAAGTATGAATCACATTCATACCATGTCACTGACTGACACTCAACTACCCAAGTATGTCACGCCAGAAGATTATGATTTTGCTGAAACTATTAAGGAACATTTTGGACAGAAGTTGTTTGTTCTAAAACTTAAGAACACAAACCTTACTAATTTTCGTGAGGATCTAAACAGTTTCCTTCATAGCAGTTGGCACACTGATACTTCAGGTGTTTTCATTTATCCTGAACGTTTTTTGGGATTGGCATACAAACTTCCATATCTATATGAGTATGATATGCAGATGAAGGAAGTATTTGATTCCGATTATTGTGACATTAAGGGTCCAAATGCACTACGTGATGAAAAGTCATTGACGCATATTAAGACCATTGTTCAGAATAGAAAGCATAACAACAATACCGAATATTGGTTCTCTGATGAGAAGAATAATCGTGTAATGATTGTAGTTGAAAAGCATAACCCATTAAAGAGTGTATTTGATTATTTGGTTCAAGAACCTGTTAAAGTAAAAGGTAAGTTTGAAATGCGAATGAAAGATTCGCAACAATATTACAGCACACCTGTATGGGAAGTGGTAATCTAATGGATGCGTATACTATAGCAAATTTGTTGTTATTGTATATCGAAAACCAAACAAAGAAACCCCGCGTGAATTACATTGAACATCGTAATTTGCGCGGAGTTCCATATGAGTCCATAAACTTCACGTATCTTAGAAATACCTACGAAGTACATGTTTACAATAGTCAATTTATTATTGTAAAAAGGTTGCACAATTTTGGCACTTTGTGTAATAATATCAAAGATGCAAGAAATGCAATTGACAGTGCTTTACTAGAAAGTGAACTATACGATGACTACGATTGATGTTGCTAATGAACTAAAAAAGCATATTGACTTTGCAAGATTTGCAAAGCAAGTAACAGCATTGGGGAATCAATGCAATGATAGACAATGGCGCTTTGCAAAGGGCCTAATATTAGAACTATCATTTGAAATGTGTTCAAAGGGTAACTTGAAATACGTATCTCAATTGGGTACAGACTATATCATGGTTAAGTATAAGAACACTTCCATTGAATTTAAGTTTGAACAGAAGCCATTGTTCGGTAAGCGTGGTAATATGGCAAAACATATTAATCCTACACTAATGAACAGCCGAGGTACAAACAAACATGTTGAACTACCTTCCACCTATGCCGACTATCTAATCTATGCTACACCCAATGGTGCATTGCTATTTGATAAGGCAACTGTATCTAAGCATCTAAAGGTTTCAGGCGATAGCATCACAGGTAACTTGCCTACTGATGAGGGAGTTATTCTTGCTGACCCTTCTGTAATGAATAGCGACACCCAATCTGAAGTCGATATTATCAATCCTATTATGAATATGATCCGTAATTGGGCCCAAAACATCACGTAAGTTGTTGATTTATATAGGCTTTTTTCTTTAAAAAAAAGGCTTGACATTTAATCATTTTGGGCATATACTACATGTATTGACACTGAGAAATCGGAGATAGCACATGAAGATCGTTATTCAAACCCAGATTCGTGAAAACTACGGTGATGCTGACAAGCCCTACTGGAAGTTTAAGGGTGGCAACACTTATCTCATTCTTGGTTTGACTCCGGGTCAGATTGAGGCTGTAACTGAGAGGGGCATCCCCACTCTTACCAAGTTGATTGAGTCCCACAGTGAAGGCTTTGAGGAGTATGTTCTCGGCTTCAACATTGTTGAGGACACTGCTGTTACGCACGAACCTTGGGAAGCCCCGTTCAGTCTTGC